TTTACCAGTAACTCCCTTTATAAGTCCTACTATATCATTTCCGTATGTTTCATGGCATTTATGTGTAAAACATACCCAAGTTTTATTATCTTTATTAAATCTAAATGCTGTTTTGTTATCACCATGATGTACAGGACAACCACACCTTATTTCTTTATAGTTATCATGTTCAAAAGATATACCAAGATTCTCTAAAAGATATTTAGGGTCTATAGAAGCTTTTAAATAGTCTAATTTTTCTTTAAAGTTTTCCCACTTTTTATCTTTGTCTTTATAATTAAGATAGCTCTTTGTTTTCAAAGCCAACATAATTCTCTCCTTCAGAGACACTATCAGCGTTAATGACTTTATCAAAATTAGCAAAATACTGTCTATCTATTGGAACTTCTGTTATCTGTAAAAATTCTTTATGGAACATATACCCAATACCTTCTTTATCTGTAGCTCCACCACGTCTGGTATCTTTAATAACTAGTTTATGCGTTCCACAATTACCACCACCAGTCTTTATTTCTTCTGCATCTCTATTTCCCCAAAAACACACAACATCTGCATACCTAGCAATTCTATCACTATCAGCTATATCATTTGATCGATTAAGTTGAACTGCAGTTAATGCTGGAATATTTAATTGCCCAGCTAAGTCTTTAAGTTTTGTAGTAACATCTCCTAAAATCTGATACTCTTTTCTTTGACTGTCAATTGACGAACTATCAGGTTCTTTTAAGTAATCAAATACTATAAGACCTATTTTTTCTTTATGTTTATATTTTTTATAGAGTGCAACTAATTTATCTACAGAATATCCAGGCATATATTCATGAAAAAGTTTACCTTTATCAATAAGAGTTTTAGCCTTCATCAACTTCTCATACTGTGCATCAGTATATCCACCATGTTTAATATCACGTTCTTTTACGCCGGAAATTGTGGATAAAGCACGTGATCTCCACTCAGGAAATGATAATTCTGTATCAACGTATAATACTGGTATTTTAAGTCTATAAGCAACATGGACTGCTATATTAGATAATAAGGTACTCTTTCCTTGTTTTTTACGGGCTGCTATAACTAATAGAGTTCCAGGCACCATACCATCTATCTGTCTGTCAAGAATTGGATATCCTGTAGATAACCCACTTAGTGGTATTCTATTTTCTCTTAATGAATTTATATAATCTTCTAAACCATCACCTAGATTTATCGGCTCATCTATATTCAAACCTGACATTGACAAATCTAGGATAGACGTTTCTACATTACTCAATAAATCAGCGCTTTCCAAACCTTCCTTAGAATTTTTTTCTATATTATTTAGCTTGTCTATTAGAATGGTGTATAGTTTACATTTAGTTGATGCCTCAATTACTGCCTTAAAATATATATCAAAGTTACCATCATCTACTTCCATACTAGAGATCGTTTTTATGTATTTAACGCCACCAAGTAGGTCAATTATGTTATTAGCATTAGCTTCTGAAATTATAAGATTAGTTTCAAATTTTTCTGCTCCTTTAGCAACTAAAGCTTCAAATAAAAGCATAGTTAGTTCATGTTGAGAATATAAAAAATCTGAAGGTGCTAATTTTGTTCGCACGGAAAAATAATTAGTTATATCCTTCATACAGTAAGCTATTAATGCTCGCTCATCTGTAGGTCTACAGAACATTTCTTTTACTTTTATATCTGGCATCAATTCTTCCTCTCTACCCTCACTTGATATAACTCATTCTCTCGCCTAGTTAATTCTCTTTTCACGGTTGCTATAAGTTCTCCCACACACTTATCAATACCCTCGGTCTGCAATAATTCTGTGTGAAGGTCATCCAGCTTCGATTGAGCACTCATTAAAGACTCATTCATAGAAACTATAAAATCAGTAGCTGCGGCTTTAGTTTTATACTTCTTTAAATATTCTGTATCCGAAGTTATGATTATAGAAACTGTTCTGTCTATATATCTATCTAACTTATGTTGTTCTGCTCTCGCTAAATTTCGCTGGTAAGTATAATAGATTAGATACTGAGCCAAGCATACTGCATAAGAACTAAGTGTTGCACCATCCAGCTCATCTAATTTTCTAGGATCAAATTTCCAAACTTCATTTAACAAATCATTGTTCAGTTCAATATGTGTAAAAGATAATACATCTTTTTGCATTGTCAACCCCCTTATGAAACTTTATTATCTTCCAAACGTTCATTATGCGGTCTTAGATCATACATACCAGTACAAAAAAGTTCATGATATTCTTCACCGTCCCTACCAATCATGGTTAGATAATTAGCTTCCATACCTATTGGGTCTAAATTAATTAGAAAACCAATTTGTCTGCAAAATAAACTTAAATTGCAATAACGATGTTCACCAGTTAAAGTTCCATCATCCAAAGGCTGAAAATCTTCACAATCTTTCTTGTACTTATTAGGTTCACTATTATATTTTTTAATTAGCATGTTTGTTCTCCAAGTATCTTTTATAGATTAATGCCTGATACCAGGCTGTGTGCCATTCACGGTCTGTGTTGGCTTTAAAATTACAACTTCTACATACTGTTATCAAGTTATAAGGATTACAATTCTTTTTATTATAGTCTATATGATGTATTGCTAGGTCATTTGGTTTATTAGAGCAGCAGTAAGGATTTAAACATTTGTTATCATCTCTAAGTTTAATATCTTTTTTGTATTCTTTATCACTCCAGATTGGGCAATAGGGTTCGTAAGACACACCACCTTTCCATTGGTGATTTTTATTTCCTGTTTGATTTAAAGAAAAATTTATATATGCACAATATGGACATCTATATCCCTGTTGCCAATCATTCCATTTAATACTATGATTATGACCTTTAGGACAAGTATAATTTAATTTAGTAAAAGCTCCTTTATACTCTTCAGACAATAAAATATAATGTTCTTTTTCAAATGATTGTCTTACATATTCTACAGTAAGTTTTACTAAACCAGCACAATATGGACACCTTTGACCTTGTTGCCAATTATTCCATCTAATACTATGTTTATGCCCGTTAGGGCAAGTATAGTCTAATTTAATATGACTATTAATATATTCATTGACTAAAAGACTATAATTTTCTTCATCGAAAGATTTCTTAACATGTTCAAAAGTTGGTTTAGTATTACCATAGCAAGAAGGGCATCTATTACCATTTTTCCAACTATCCCATATAATACTATGTTCATGACCTTCAGAACATTGATAATTCATTTTAGATTTAGAATTTTTATATTCTGTATCTAAATATATGTAACCTTCTTTCTCAAATTCTGATTTAATAAACTCATATGTAATTCTCTTTGCCATAACACCCCCTTTATGTCAATCACTAAAGTTATAATCACTAGCAAACGCTTTATATATCCTATCATAAATAATTTCTTTAGTTATATCCTCACCATTATATAACCTAATTAAGTATAAATTATTTTCCTGAACATAAGTAATTTTTAAATTATCTCTATGTTTCTGAGATCTAAAATTTTCTGCCGTACCATGAAAGTGTTTAACAAATTTATTATGTTGTTCACCTTGGCATTCGACAAATAATAATGATTCAGGAACATAGAAATCAAAAAATAGACGAGTATTATGAAAATTAACATAATGCTCTGAAAATACTCGTCTATGTGGATTAGCAGGAAAAATATTATTAAGAAGACAAAAAACCTGGGCTGATGTGTAACTCATATGCTTGCCTCAATCCGGTCTGATCTATAACTTGATCCTTTATTTTATCAAAAATATCTGCATTTTTAGGAGCCTTCATGAACTCTATAGCCCTAGATTCACCCTGAGCTATATTCTCTCCTTCATACTTGAACCAAGCTCCACTTTTTTCTATAATTCCTAAACTTACAGCCATATCTAGAATTTCCCAATGGAAATCATAACCCTTCCCATAAATAAGATTTACATTAGCCTTCCTAAATGGAGCGGATAGTTTATTCTTGATAACCTCAAACTCAGCTCTATGCCCATATACCTCACCTGAAGCTTCATCAATCAAACGTCTAGCTTTAGATTCAGGTCCACGTACAGAAATCCTTCCTGTTGCATAGAATGCTAATGCCTCTCCTCCACTGGTTGTTTCTGGTGAATTGTGAACTATTACACCATTATGAAGCCCACCAACCATATAATTATGATTATTCTCTATACTAATGTCAAATTTTCTTTTATTTCTCATCTGTCTATCTGAGGCTATCCTTATTTCTTTTACATTTACATAGTCTATAACTATCTTTTCAAAATTATTTAATTCA